CGCACCGAGAATGCGAGGCTTAACACCGAGCTGTGATTGCGCCGAAAGCAGAGCCTTCATACCGGTTTTTTTACCGTCAGCGGTCACGCCGCCGATAATGTTGGAGGTGGTTTCCGCTTCGGTTTCGCCCTGCGCCACACGCACGACAACCGTCACAGGTTTTGCCTGGTCTGCAATCGCATCCAGCGAGCGTGCCAGTGTGCCGGACTCGCCCGCCTTGCCGCTGGCAGTCAGCACATCGGTCAGCAGGACCGGCTTGTTGAGGGGGAACATGGACGCATCTGCATCGTCGCCGGTGCAGACCATGCCCACGATAGCGGTGCTTACCGTGGTAATGGATCGGGTGCCATCGTTGACTTCAACAACGCGCACGCCGTGGTGGTAATCCTGAGCCATAAGGCAGTCTCTCCGGTTTACAGGGGGTACGCCTATGTTCTGGTTGATATGCGCGCGGCGCACGCGGCGGGCTTTGTCTGGGGAATGGCACAACGAAAGGGTTAAAAAATTCCCGCAAGCGTGGGGGCTAAATCACCATGTTTCCTTTGCATCACCTGCCGGAATAAGGAGGCAAAAAAAAGAGGCCGCATAAGCGGCCTTTTGTCACAGCGGTTTATCGGGATAGATTGGGTTTTCAGGGTCAACCTTTGTCAGACTGTAGCGGTACTTCTGCCATTCCGTCAGCCTGGGTTTATCTGTCTCGTCAATATACCCCCCCTCTGAGGCATCTTTCAGGGGTGCTATTATCGAATCCGCTTCTTTGCGCAAGGCTGTTAACCTCAGAATCGCCGCCGCTTTTAGCTGCTCTGGCGTTGGCGGTGGAATATCCTCCCAGCAGGGCATTCCATTTTCCCCTGCGGCCCGTTGCTTTCCAGGGGGAGGATCACCCATAAATTCGGCAGCAGTCTCACTATCCACCTCCACCCCGTCGAACGGCCACGTTCCTGCCTGCTCGTAAGAATCCCTCAGAGAGTTGGGGAAAAACGCATTCTCATATGCGCTATAAACATATTCACTCATATTACCTCCCGAAAGAAATCCACTGACCACCTTCCTCAGAGACGTTCACGTGTGCAGTGAAGCCAATCGGCTGTTGTTCGGTCGCGCCACACATATTCCCTCCACCCCATCCCGCATCTGAAACGATCACCTGGTCAACCTTTGTGGGGTATCTGATTGGGAAGTTGACTGTTTTGGTTGTTGTATTCGTAAAATCTATTGTGCCGTACTGGATCAGCAGATCGCCGAGCTTGTACCAGCCAGGGCCGGTAAGGATATTCAAATCTGCCCGTACCAGCGCCGCACTGTTGCGTGAAAGTAAGGTTCTGGCAAATGCTGTGAAATCGGACAGGACCAGCAGATCCTTGCCGACAAAATACGGCAACTTATCGGCAGCGCCATTAAGTCCAGATAAGGACGTTAACGCCGCATTAATGGGCTGCTTACCGGATAACGCATTCAGCACAGTTGTAGAGAAATTAGCATCCCCGCCCAGGGCATCAGCCAGTTCCTTAAGCGTATCCAGTGCCGCGGGAGAGCCATTAACAAGCGCGGCGAGAGCAGCTTTTACGAAAGCTGTGGTTGCTATCTGCGTGTTATTGACTGTCTGTGCTGGCGTTGGTGCAGTTGGTACACCCGTTAAGGCGGGGCTGACCAGCGGTGCGCCTCCAAGATTAGCAAGGCCACCTGCAGGAGTAGACGAGCCGGTTCCTCCGTTGGCAATAGGGATCACACTCGCAGAGGTGAAGTTTTCATACACGGCGAATGCACGGCTTCCAGTGGAACCGGACACCACAACAAAGTAACTTTTAGCTGTGGCCTGCGTTGAAAATTGTGTGATCAACAGGATTAGTGGGGCATCGCCTGACGCCTGACGCGATGCCAAGACATTAATGCCACTTAGAACACTGCTGGAAACAGAGTTTATTCCTGCTGGGATGTTTGATTGGTTAGAAACCATGCATGCATATTGTCCACCAGGAACAAAATTGAATGTTTGCCAGTCTAAACTGCCTAAGACCGGAGCAGCAGCGCCATATCCCAGATCCTCAAAGCCCAACGTTTTGCGCCCACCCTCTGGCGTGGTTGCGCCAAGACCACCGTTAGTAAGTGGAATGACAGTTGAAGAGTCACTATTGTAACTTCTGACCACATTAAAAGAACGAGAGCCAACAGCCCCTGTTACCACGATAATATATTCACTCCTGTCACCATTTGAAGCTGACAGAGAGTTAAGTTTTATAACCGCTGCGTTGGAGTTTCTCTGAATCGTTGTCGCCGTTACCGTTGTATTCGTGTTGTAGGTTACGCCTGATGGTGGATTTAATGATGATGAAAACACAAAGGTTTGCATTGAACCGGTCAGAAAATCAGCTTGCTGCCAGTCGAACGACGTGATGCGTGAGGATGCAGTAAGGCCAATCCCCAAATCATTTAGCGCGTCTGCCCCCAAAATTTTCCATCCTGACCATACAGTACCGTTGAATGTTCTAGTGTATCTGCGGTTCTCCTGCCCCGCAGATACGGTAGCAGTATGGTAAATTTGCAGAATATTGCCTGCGGCGACGTGGTCTGTAACAAATAACCATCCACCCTGCGTAATACCAGCGGGCTTATTCAGTGTGGCCGCTCTGCATGGGAAAGCGCCAGCAGATTTCATTAAGTCACAATCATCAACATATGTGGAGTTCGGGCGGTAACCAGCCAAACTCCACGCAGACCACGGCATGGTTGTGGCATTCCATGCTGCTGTTAATGTTCTGGTGTAAATATTTCCATCTTTGTTTGTGAACCGCTGAGTTCCGAGCCATGCCCCCCCACTAAACACCTCAAGAATGCCTTGCGCGTTATTTTCCGGGAATCCATTTGCAACGGTAGCCCCGGTAACGCCAAAGCTCCAGATACCAATAAAATCTGGCACTGGCCCGTAATTGTTCAGATTGGCATTATTCGGCAGGCTGCCCCGAATTAACAATGCTGGAGCCACCGCACGGGTGACAAATTCGGTTGTTGCCAGCTGCGTATCATTTGAGGCCTGCGGTGCTGTGGGCGCTGTCGGCTTTCCGGTCAATGCAGGACTGGCAAGCGGCGCTTTGGCGGCCAGGGCATTGAGCATGGTAGTTGCAAAGTTCGGATCATTTCCGAGGGCCGCCGCCAGTTCGCTCAGCGTATCCAGTGCGCCAGGCGAGGAGTTAACCAGCGCAGCGATTGCTGTCATTACAAACTGCGTGTTTGCGAGCTGCTGCGAATTATTACCTGCAGCAGCCGTCGGTGCCGTCGGCGTGCCGGTCAGCGCCGGGCTTGCAAGTGGCGCTTTAAGTTTGGCCTCATCCATGACGGTTTTTACCGCTTTCGGGGTGGCGGCCAGCGTTTCTGATGTACTGGTTGTCGAGCTGCTGAGCTGCGTAAACCCTTTTGCAGCCAAGGTGGCGTCCGGGTGGTTGCGGGATTTTGCATGCTTGTCGATTTCACTATCAACATAATCCTGCGTGGCCATCACGGTTGACGTGTCCATGGTGATGGTGATCGCGTTGACCTCGCTGACCGCAATCACCATGCGAATCACCATCTTTCGCCCGGCTCCTTCGCTTAATGACGGCTTGTAAGTTTCTGCCATGTTGCCGACGGCCAGAAGTGTTCCGGCGGCATCATACAGCGCCATTTCACGAATCCAGAATCCACTCGTTTCCGGTTTTTCCGGTGGAATCACCAGTTCAACAACAATATTTTTCGGATCGCTGGCATCAATGCTCGCTCTGTTAATCGGCGCGCGGTAAACCTCCCTGACCAGTTTTGTCTGGGCAGGGTTCGGTGTGGGCAGCGTGCCGCCGCCATCACCCACGGCCATTTTTGCGGTATTGTCCAGAACAATGCTGGCGGTGCCAGCCAGAACCGCCGCGATTTTTGCGGCACCTGCTGTGGTGATAATAGTTTTAAATTTCGCCATGATAATTACCCTGGATAAACCGTAATAATGTCGCCGTCATAAATGGTCCCGCCGGTGTACAGATAACCCGGCACTTCCTGCACAATATTGATTGAGCAGTGACGACTGACGGGCCTCGCGTCACTGATGAGCCTGTCCATTTCGGTGTTCATGTTTGGCGTCATGCCGCTTTCCGGCACTCCAATGTCCAGTTCGAACGTGCCAGGTGTGGCATTGTTTTCCCACCATTCCGTAATACCGATGATTCGCCCAAGCGGGCCAACCGCACTGCGGATAGCAGCAAGCGTCCCTTTGCGGCGGTGAATGAAAAAGGCGTCACTGACAGCCTGGCGCTTGACGTTCTCTGCCCAGGCTTCATCCCAGCGGTCAACCGAAAACGCCCACGCCAGATAGGGCAGAAACTTCACCGGGCATTTCCAGGGGTTCCACAGGTCACGCAGTGGCACATCAAGGTTGCTGATATCGCTGCAGGCCTGCGCCAGTCGGCGCTCAAGGACAGACGATCCCGGAGGAAGCAGACTATTCATCCGTTCCCCCGATGGTTACGGTTGCTGCTGTGCAGTAAGCCGCTTTTGATTTATCCAGCACCACATCAACTGCAGGGGCGGTCAGCTCTACACGCTGGACCCCTTCCACATGGAGCGCACCGTAAATGGCAGATCTGCGGATATCACGTCCCAGCCGTGCCTGGGCTTTAATGTAGGATTGCAGCCGCTCAATAGCGGCCGCTTTAATAGGCTCCGCCTCCGGCCCTGGATAGAGATAGAGCTGGGCATTAATCGTGTAATTCACGATGGAGGCAGACTGCACTGTTACCCGGTCTGCCACCGGGCGCACACTTTCATCATTGAGTGCGGCAGCCACAACAGCGAGCAGGTCTGCTGCTGCCGTTCCATCTCCTTCACGGGAAAGTATGGTAACGGTGACATTTGCCGGTGTCGGGCTGATAGCTGACGCATCAGCCACACGGCCATCAGCACTCCGCGCGTGAAATTCATAGGCAGCAGATGGGCCAGCAACGCTCAAACCTTCCATTGCCGCCGGTATGCGCTGGCGTAAATCATTATTAGACTCCATCACCGCCTGAACCGGCGGAATCGCTGTCGGGTCTCCGGGAATGATCGTAAGTCGTTTTACGTTATTAATGGCTGCCAGCTGATCGAGATCACTACCCATGGCATAAGCCACCATAACCGCCTGCGCAGCCTCATTGATTCGCTGACGCAGCAGGATTTCCCGGTATGTGTTTTCCTGCAGTAATTTGGTGACGGGTTCAGATTCCAGCTCAAGTGTGCGCCGCACCGCGTCCTGTTCATCCACCGGATGAAGTGCTACAAAAGCTGCCTTGCGCTCAGCAAGTAGCGCCTCAAAGTCCGGCACCTCAATAATCTGCGGGGCCGGGAGCTGGGAAAGGTCAATTACTGCCATTATCTGCTCCTGTTGGCACTGAAAGGGATACAGACGCGCCGTTATTGCGCTTCCCGGTTAGCTCAACCACCATTGAGCCGTCAAAGCTGCTGCTGATAGTGATGGAATCCAGCGTAAGCCGTGGCTCCCATCGACTCAGGGCTACGTAGACCGCAGACATGATCTGCAGACGCAGCGCCGGGTTCTGTGGCTGGTCTATCAGGGCAGACAGCAGGGAGCCATATTCCCGGCGCGCAATACGGCTCCCTTGCGGGGTCAGCAGAATATCCCGTACTGACTGGCGCAGGTGTTCCGTATCAGTGATAGCCCTGCCGTTACCCTGACTCATGCCGATATACAGCGTCATACCGGGCCTCCCGAGGTGTCGCCGCCTTTCATAACTTTGATATGGGCATGGTTATCCACCACGATCCCGTTAGAACTCATGGCACCGCCGCCCTGGGTGACGCCACCATTGATCACCACCTCGCTGTTTATGCGCGTGTTGCTTGCCTCCACAACAAACTCACCTGTTTTCAGGGTGATGTTGTCAGCCGCCTCTATCACCATTGATTTGATACCTTTGACGTGCCAGCGCCCGGTGGCGGGTTCGTACTCAAACCAGCCTCCGTCCGGGTATTCCGTCACGCAGCCGTCCACGGAATCCGACGGCGGTGCAAACTGATTGGAGTAAATGGCGGGCAGCGCAAAGGCGGTTTCCAGATTGCCGCCCAGGCTCAGCACCACCACCTGTTCATCCGGGGACGGACACCACCATGTACGGGCACCGCCGGCACGCAGTGTCAGCCAGTTAATCCAGTTGGTTTCAAGCTCGCCCACCTTTACCCGGCACAGCCAGTTTTCCCGGTCCACTTCGGTAACGGTGCCGGTGCGGATCAGGTTGGTGATAAGGCGCATGATTTCGGTCAGTTGTGCATTCATACATCTAACGATGCCGAAACTTTTCCTTCCAAACACGCAGCTAATCTTGTATAGCTTTCAGCACAATAATCGCGGGCAAAATTTCCGAGACACAAATGTCCATTTATAAATATGTTACACCCAAGGCTTTAGGTTTTATTCTTAATGGTTCTATGCGTTTTACACAGCCAGGGGGTTTTAATGATCCATTTGAATTAGCCTTAGAGGTATACATACCTCCCACCGTTGAGGCCGGAGTAAAATCGTTTAACTTTGATGTGTTAACTAAAGAGAGATTGATTGATAACTACTTATTGGATAGCAACTTTGAAGATGAGAATTGCAATGATGTGTTTTCACGTGAACTCATAAGCAATTTAAACAACCACATTGGTATTTTATGCCTAACAAAAAATCATGAGTCACATCTTATGTGGGCACACTATGCAGACGAGTATAGCGGTGCCGTAATAGAATTTGATGATGATCATGAATACTTCCAAGGTTTATCCGAAGTAAAATATAGTGAAAATCGACCCATAATCCATATGGACTACTTTCTTCACAACGAACGTATCCCTGTCGCAGACTTGTGCATTAAGCCTGATGTGTGGAGCTATGAAAGAGAATGGAGACTAATTAGATCCCTACGTGATTGCAAAAAAAATAAAACCAAAATAAAGCAATGGGATGTTTATACAAATGAAATACCCCTTGAGGCCATCAAATCCGTTGCACTAGGCGAAAGATGCACCCTAGAAATTGCCAAGAAAACCTACCACAAATTAAAAAACACAAATATCGCGCTAAGCATAGCTGCAATAGCAAATTGGAAATATGACTTTCGGTACGAAAATATTAAATTAAATGAGCCAATCGGAAACAGCAGCCCAATGATTTCACCACGAACAGCAGAAATATTTGCTGATGAAAAAGGAAATATTGGCGAGATTGCAAGATGGATGCTTGAAAACCACCCTATGAGGCACATTACAAAATGGCGTTTATGATTTATTTGCCAACCACTGCAGCAGAATATCCCGGGTTAGTGCTTCCGCTTCGTCATTTACGCCCAGCAGGCGGCGCTGTGAGTAGCGAACATCCGGCCCTTTGCGGCTGACGCGATCACGCAGACCATAATGATGAACGCGGGCAATGCGCTGCACTGAGCCGTCAAATTGCACGCTGGCAGAGTCCGCACTGGCTGCTGTTTTCAGGTATTTAGTGGTGCGAAGTTTCGCAAACATTTGGCGCTTAATTCGCCCCTTCTTACTGCGTGCCGTGACCCGGCGCGGCTCATAGCCACTTCCGTCGGGATTGCGCTGCAGCCTGATGTTTTGTTGCTGCGTGCGGCGCAGCTCCTGCGCCAGCTGCCGCATCATGCGGCTGCGCGCGGCAGGCTCAAGATTCGCCAGCAACGCTGCCAGCCAGTCATCCACCCTCTGCAGATCACCCATGTTTCACCGTCCACATTTCTTCCGCTACGTCCGGTTCCGGCATCGCCTCCACGCTCGACATGCCCCCGTCTGTGCTTACAAGCACTCGCTCCGTCAACTGCAGGTTCAGACTGATATCGCACACATCATTGCGCAGGATATCCACATCAAAGGTGAACAGCTTTTCGCGTAACTCACGGTTATTGATAGCGTCAGGCTGATTGGCAGTGAGCCACAGCAGAACGGGGGCCATCAGCAGATTCTGGTTCCCGCTGAAATCCTCGATCACTACGTTCAGGGTGTAGCGGTATTCCCATGACATGGAGCTGGCACCGGTTGCCACCAGTGAGCCGTTATCCACAAACAGGTGCAGCTTGTCCGGGTTGTTGCGGACATACGGCACAGCCTCATTCAGGGCGTTGCGTAAAGACTTCGGCTTGTTCATTGTCTCGCTCCTGGCACGCAATTATCGTGTCCACTTTGTCAGCACACGCCGCCCAGGCGGCCTCCGTTTCATCCAGCACTGCATTCAGATCACCGTTACTGCGCGGCGCTGACCTTTCCAGGCGGCACTGCGTCACTCTGGGACAGCCACTCACGGTAAGCTGCACCTCCGGCGAGGGCCGGACGTTCCCGCAGCCGGATAATGTCAGCAGGCAAAGGAGCATCAGCCCAGCGGCGCAAATCCTCATTTTCACGTTTCAGTTCCTCTATCCGGTGCTGTCGGCTGCGCAGCAGAGCGGAGGTCTGTTCCGCCGCCGCATAAAGCCGCGTCTGCTCCCGGCTGTTGGTTTCGTTCAGAATGGACAGGCCGATCAGCTGGCTGTTTTTCTTCGTCAGTTCCTGCGATTTACTTTTCAGCGCCGCAACCTGCGTCTCGATGGTCTGTCTTGCATTGTTAAGCCGCCATGACTGCCAGCCCAGCAACGCAAGCGCCAGCGCCAGCACTACCGCCATCGCACGCATCAGGCTGTCGCCGCCTCTGACAACTGAGAACGGACAACCCGATAAACCAACATCGTCAGCACATAAACCACCAGAGTTAACACCCAGCCGGACCATGCCAGGCAGACAATAATCAGTATTGTCATTAACCAGCTGAGCAAAGGCTTATCCGGGGTGGTAAAGAATTTTTTCAGTGGTTCTTTGATGGCGTGCCTTGCTGCCCCCCCGGCAATTACTCCAACCACTCCGCAGAGGGACAGCGCCCAGGTTAAAATGCTCATGATCCAGATGGCGGCAACGACGAGGACCGGGGCGATGCTGCGTGGATAAAACAGCGCGGCCATTAACAGCGCCACCCAGGCGATCTGAAACAACACGTTCATGATTTTGTTTTTCATTGCGTTACGCTCCTTTTAAGCACCAGGCCATTTCCCGCTCACGGCGGTTATCCAGCCCCTGATTAAACACACCTTTTACATACACCCAGCGTGGCAGTTGATGGCAGGCGTCCGCCCAGCGCCGCTGGTTCAGCAACTTAACCAGCGTGGAGCTGCAGGCATTGCCAGTGCCCACGTTGAAAGCAAACGACACCACAGCGTCATAGACCTTTTGCGGTATCTGCTGCACCACACATTTTTCCAGCGCCCGCTCCACGCGCAGCACGTTGGTGATAAGTCCCTGCGCCGCCTGCCGTTCCGTGATGGTTTTGCCCGGCATCACACCGGACGTATTACCGATCCCGTCAGTCCACACGCCCGCGCTGCACTGGTAAGGCTGCAGGCGGCATCCCTCGTAATCGGCAATCAGTTTCAGCCCCTCAACAGAGGTATGAAGTGACTGATAACCGGGCAGCGTGGCGGCGATAGCCAGCACCACCCCAACAAGGCAGCGCTTAACGATTGAAGGATTCATACTCCCCCCGCGTGATTTGCCCGCTGCGCAGCAGCTGATAGGTTTTGTGTTTGTAGTACCAGTTGATCGCCAGCATCAGCACTCCTATCAGCACGCCACCAACTGTTGACGCATCCTTAAGTGACAGATCGCCCAGGTATGCCAGCAGCAAGGCGATGCAGTAAGTAATAAAGGCGCTGATTCGTTCAAGCGTCATATTTCAGTCCCATAGCTGGACGGTCTGCGCCGTGGTTGCTGCCGGTATATCCGGCATTTCCACCTGCAGCCCGTGCGGTAAAAAAGGGCCATGCTCAGCCAGCCCCGGATTTGCCTGCAGAACCTGCTCAGTGACACCCTGCGTGCGCCCGTAATGACGCCAGCAAAGCGCGTCCACCGTGTCATACTGGTGCGCAAGCACTTTCATCAGATAAGCTCCACCGTGCAGTGCGGTGCATCCTGCACCCGGCTGATAGCCCAGCGGGCATCGCGCCACAGATCGCCGCTGGCCTCCGCCAGTTCCTCCCCTCGTTTCACTCCTGATGCCGTGGCGTCATAATCCTGATAACGCTCATTGAGCACGGCACGCGCCCAGCAATAAACGGCGTTAAGGTAGTGCTGAATGCGCTGACTTCTACCGTCCAGCATTTCTGACGGCACATCAGCCAGGGCTTTACAGCCCAGCATTTGCTGGCGGTTGCGGAAGTCGTACAGTTCAGCGTTAACCTCAGAAATGGCTGTCAGTGCAACCTGCCTCAGACGTGGCTGCGTCACCGTGCCGTCAGTGCGCATCACGCTACGAAATTCCGACAGGTCCACATCAGGCCAGAACGGCGTATTTTTAATAACGTCCGCCTGTTCGGGTGCCTGCTCTGGCGCAATAAACTGCATTCGGCTTTCTCCTGAAATAGTGGGCGGTGGACGGGGTTTTGATGTGGCAATGCCTTTCGCCACCCCGTGCCGCCCGTGCGCGGGGCACGTTCTTTAGCGGCTGTCACTGCGCAATTTGCGCTCCAGCTGCTGCTTTTCTTTTTTCACGCCGCATCTGGGATCGAGCTGCAGCGCATGGGTAATGTGATTCAGGGCAGAAGCCGGGTTACTTTCGCTCAGTACCGCGCCGATGGCTTTATGCAGGCGCGCCCGGGACTGGTCCGGCATATCCAGATCGCTTGTCAGATCCAGCGTCTGCAGGAGCAGATCGGCATCAAAACCGGTGGCGGCCAGCAGGGCGCTTTGTGCGGCGTCCGCCATTTCTTCCGCCAGGACGGTCTGCACGTTGCGGTTTCCCAGCGGCATCACCCAGCCATGGCGCAGCGCATGACGCCCTATATCCAGCGCACCGGCATAATCACCGGCATCGATACGCCACAGCATCACGTACATCAGCACGTCATCCTGCTGCGCACCTCCGGCAGCCAGCACGCCCTCCGCCCAGGCGGCATACTTCGGCAGAAGCTCCACCTTGATTGCAGCCTTTTTCACGGTGGACTGGACGCCCTTAAGGCGGCGGCGGTCTTCTGCGAGCTGGAGCAGCATCAGGTCATAGCCGGACGCATGGCGAACACTGCCGCCCTCCCGGGCGGCCTGTTCGGCCTGAATGCGCAGGCGGTGCTGCCGTGCGGGACTCAGGCTCATGCGTTATTCCCCACCTTCCGGCGCAGCTGGCGCGGTGTGATCACCGATTTCGATGTTTTCGACCAGTGCTGCGCAGCGATAGTCTTCAATCACATACGCTTCGTTGACGGACTCAAAGTTTTCGATCCGGTCACGCTTCGGGTTGTCGATAACAGAACGGCGGCGGGTGTCCTCCTGCCAGTAGATGGACAGGTTATCCAGGCGGGTGATCATCAGGGCATTCGCCGGGAAGAAAGGCGCGCGCACCGCCTGCAGACCGCCCATGCGTTTCTGGCTGATAATCAGATCGGCGGCGATTTTTTCGCTGTTCTCCTGCTCTTTGTTAACCAGCGGGAAATACTTGTCAGACAGCAGTTCACGTCCGCAGATAACCACCAGTTCGTCATCGTCCTGGTAAACCACATCGATCAGCTCGTTTACCGCATCCATCACCACGGCGTCCAGGTTGGCATAGTCGCCGCCCTTACCCACCTTCACCGCACCTGCGGTGGTGGTGCCGTTCTGGGTGGTACTGCCCATTACGTGGTCCGGCGCGTCTTCGCGGATTTTCTGCAGCCAGCCCTTATTCACATCCTGCAGCAGCGGGTTTTCTTCACGGTTGGAGGTTTTGGCGCGCTTCACGCCGTTGAAGCCGATCATGATGCGGTCCAGTGCCTGGCGCTTGACAATGGCATTGCGCACACGCACCTGGAAGTCCTGGTATTTAGCCCAAAGGTCGAGTTTTGCGTAGGTCAGCACCGTGTCAAAGTTGGTCTGTTCGCATTTATATTCCACATCCTCCATAAGCATCGGATCGGTAGGTTCGCGCTCTTTGGTGGTGGTGTCAGTGGTTCCGGCAATGGTGGAACCTACGCCCAGGCCAAGCAGCTGCCCGGACTGCTCCGCAACCGGCGTGATGTTAATCAGCGTCAGGAAAGCGGCGGACTGCTGGATCTGGTCTTCCAGCGTCTGCTGCACGGACGGCTCTACGGTGAATTTGCTGGAAAGCTCTTCAACTTCCACACCGTTCAGACGCGCCAGCTGCTGCAGGTAAGCGTTAAAGGCAAAGCGGGTATTCTTTTTCATCGGGTTTTATGCTCCATCAGCAATTGGTCAGGGTGCCTGCCGGTGCGTCACCGCCCGGCGCGCGCTGGCGGTAATCTTTACGGCTGTCTTCACGGCTCAGCTGCTGCTGAAGCTCGGCAAAGGCGGACTGCTGCTCCTGCAGCGAAGTTTCAAGCTCAGAAATGCGCGCGTCCTGGTCGGACAGGGATTTATCAGTGCGCTCGCTCAGGTTCTGCTGTTCGGTGGCGACCAGCTCAACGGCTTTATGCACATCTGAAAAAAGCGCATCATCGGTCTGCTCTTTTTTGGTAAACAGCGCAGTGACACGGGCAAAGAGGGACGGTTTTTCGCCCTGCGTTTCTTCCAGTTCGATCAGCGTTTCTTCGGCGGCGGTAAACAGGTTTTCAGGATTCTGTTTGCGGTTTGCCAGCGGGTTTCGTGCGGCGCTGGCGCTGAAGGTCAGCATTTCGGTGCCCAGGCTCGCCGGATCGTCAGTGGCGGCAAGGCCAACAAGGTAGGCCTTGCCGGTGTCGGCAAACTTCGGGCTGACTTCCATAGAGGTGAAAAGCTTCTGGCATTTCTTGACCAGTTCAACCAGTGAGCTGGTCGGCTCCACGTCGGCATACAGCGCCATTTTCCCTTTCAGCGGGCCGTCCTGAATTTCTTCGGCAACCAGTGCCGCCACCCTGCCGTAGCGGTTAAAGGTGCTTTCCGGCAGATAAGACTTGATGTGCTCAAGGTTAATCAGCGCGGTGTAGACCTCCGGGTTGTAGCTGGCCGCCATCTGCTCCAGCCATTCACGCTGGATTTCGCGCCCGTCGGTGGTGGCACCTTCCACCCCGATACGGAAACGCTTTGCTTTCACTGTCATGAGCCTTGCTCCGTTAGAAAAAACTTACTGGAGCCTTATGGTTGCGGTGATGGGGGGGTGAAACAACGCGCGGCGCTTGTGCGGTCGGCCATACAAACCGCAGCCGGGGAAAGCGCACTGTCAAGGCCGTAGGCTTGTGCCATGAACACAACACTGACCCCCGCAGACCTCGATCCCCGTCGGCAGGCCATGCTGCTGTACTTTCAGGGATACCGCGTAGCCCGCATTGCTGAAATGCTGGGCGAGAAAGTTGCAACCGTTCACAGCTGGAAGAAGCGCGACAAGTGGGGCGACTATGGGCCGCTGGATCAGATGCAGCTCACTACCGCCGCGCGTTACTGCCAGCTCATTATGAAGGAGCAGAAAGAAGGGAAAGACTTCAAGGAAATTGACCTGCTGGCGCGCCAGTCAGAGCGCCACGCCCGGATCGGTAAATTCAACGACGGCGGGAACGAGGCGGATTTAAACCCGAACGTAGCCAACCGCAACAAGGGTCCGCGCCGTCAGCCTGAAAAGAACGTTTTTACCGACGAACAGATCGAGAAGCTGCAGGAGGTTTTCCACGGCTCGATGTTCGCCTACCAGCGCCACTGGTATGAAGCAGGCAACCGCCACCGTATCCGCAACCTGCTTAAATCGCGCCAGATCGGGGCGACCTTCTTTTTTGCCCGGGAGGCACTGATTGACGCCATCACCACCGGCCGCAACCAGATTTTCCTCTCAGCCAGCAAGGCGCAGGCGCACGTCTTTAAACAGTACATCATCGACTTTGCAAAAGAGGTGGATGTGGAGCTGAAAGGCGACCCGATGACGCTCAGCAACGGCGCGTGCCTGTACTTCCTCGGCACCAACGCCCGCACGGCGCAGAGCTACCACGGCAACCTGTACCTGGATGAATATTTCTGGATTCCGAAATTCCAGGAACTGCGCAAGGTTGCGTCCGGTATGGCCATTCACAAAAAATGGCGACAGACCTATTTTTCCACGCCATCCAGCCTGACCCACAGCGCCTATCCGTTCTGGTCCGGCGCACTGTTCAACCGGGGCCGCAACAAAGCCGACAAGGTGGATATTGACCTGACTCACGGCAGCCTGGCCCCCGGCCTCCTCTGCCCGGACGGTCAGTACCGCCAGATCGTCACCGTGGAGGATGCGGTGCGCGGCGGCTGTAACCTGTTCGACCTGGACCAGTTGCGCATGGAGTACAGCCCGGACGAGTACCAGAACCTGCTGATGTGCGAATTTATTGACGATCTGGCGTCGGTGTTCCCGCTCAGCGAGCTGCAGGCGTGCATGGTGGACAGCTGGGAGGTCTGGTCCGATTTTCAGGCGCTGGCGTTGCGCCCGTTTGGCTGGCGCGAAGTCTGGATCGGTTATGACCCGGCGAAAGGTACGCAGAACGGCGACAGCGCCGGATGCGTGGTGATGGCTCCGCCAGCGGTGCCGGGCGGCAAGTTCCGCATTCTTGAGCGGCACCAGTGGCGCGGAATGGACTTCCGCGCGCAGGCTGACGCGATCAAAAAGCTGACCCAGCAGTACAACGTGACCTATATCGGCATCGACTCGACCGGCGTCGGCCACGGCGTTTATGAAAACGTCAAAGCGTTCTTCCCGGCGGTACGGGAGTTTGTCTACAACCCCAATGTCAAAAATGCCCTGGTGCTCAAGGCCTACGACATTATCAGCCACCGCCGCCTGGAGTTTGACGCCGGGCACACCGACATTGCGCAGTCTTTCATGGCTATCCGCCGTGCCACAACCGCCAGTGGCAACCGCCCCACCTACGAAGCAAGCCGCAGCGAGGAAGCCAGCCATGCTGATCTGGCCTGGGCAACGATGCACGCACTGTTTAACGAACCGCTGCAGGGCGAAGCCGCCAACACCAGTAACATTGTGGAGATTTTTTGATGGGCAAGAGGAATAAAAACCGCGCTCCTGCTAAACAGAGCGTTCAACAGAGCAGCGGCGCGACAACGGCAGAAGCATTCAGCTTTGGCGATCCGATCCCGGTACTTGACCGCCGGGAATTGCTCGATTACGTGGAGTGCGTGCAGATGGACCGCTGGTATGAGCCGCCAGTGAGTTTTGATGGTCTGGCACGCACCTACCGCGCCGCCGTGCATCACAGCTCACCGATCGCCGTTAAGCGTGACATTCTCAGCAGTACCTTTATCCCGCATCGCCTGCTTAGCCAGCAGGCCTTTTCCCGTTTCGTTCAGGACTATCTGGTATTCGGGAACGCCTACCTTGAGAAGCGCACCAACCGGCTCGGCGGCATTCTCTCGCTGGAGCCAGCCCTGGCAAAATATACCCGCCGTGGCGTTGACCTGGACACCTACTGGTTTGTGCAGTACGGATTCACCACGCAGCCCTACGAATTCACGTCAGGAAGCATTTTCCATCTTCTTGAACCTGACATTAACCAGGAAATTTACGGGCTGCCCGGCTACCTCTCAGCCATTCCGTCCGCCCTGCTCAACGAGTCCGCTACGCTGTTCCGCCGGAAGTATTACATTAACGGCAGCCATGCGGGTTTCATCATGTACATGACCGATGCCGCGCAGAACCAGGAGGACGTGAACAACATCCGCCAGGCCATGAAAAGCGCCAAGGGACCAGGCAACTTCCGCAATCTGTTTATGTACTCCCCCAACGGAAAAAAGGATGGTATTCAAATTATTCCTCTGTCAGAGGTGGCGGCAAAGGATGAATTTCTGAACATCAAGAATGTGAGCCGGGACGATATGATGGCAGCGCACCGCGTTCCGCCTCAGATGATGGGAATAATGCCGAGTAATGTTGGTGGGTTTGGGGATGTGGAGAAAGCCAGCAAAGTTTTTGTTCGTAACGAACTTATCCCACTACAGAAAAGGCTACAGGAGCTTAACGACTGGCTTGGTGAAGAAGTGATCCGCTTCGAGCCCTACACACTTAGCATAGATGAAAGTTGAATTAACTGAATGGAAAAGGGCTAAACATAGCCCTTTTATCAGTTGGGAAACTCCCCGATATCCTGTTCAAAAGTTGTAAAGTTAAAGCTAGGAAGGAGGATCGGTGTATACCCACTAGTCATCAAAAAATTGGCAACAAACGAACGTAGAAACGGGAACGATATCGCAGGTGCGTTAACTACTGGAAACTTCGATTCTTTAAAAGAATCGTCAATGTCTTTATCAGTTTCAAAAACACTTTGAAACTCGACTCGTAATGCCCGGTCATTCTCAGTAATGTAATAAAAATCAAACAACACAGAAAATTCGCGCGGTTTTTCATCAAAAATGGGCTTGAATCGAAGCGCAAAACCAGATTCGATTTTGCGCCCCTCAGCATCGACAAACAACAGTCGAGTAACAGTGTTATCCCGTAATCTTAGCTTCATCGTCAGGCCGCTAAATCCAATTCAGTATCATCTGAAAAGAAATCCACTGAACGTTCAGCAGCATCATTGATCAGACGTGGTATCAATGTAATGAACCCTTCGGAGCTTGGGAGCTCATAGCTTACGATTGTTGGTCCATAAGCCGGATACGAGCTTAATTTTTCATAAAGCGACTCAGGAGTATACTGCTGTAATGCCTTGTTAAGTAAGGCCATTCTTTGTTCAAAGGAAAGCATTTTTCCTCCTTAATCCTTCTCACAGAAATGTTCTGGAAAGATAAACCTTCTAAACTCTATCTTACCTCGAGCATGTTCATAAACACACATTTGCTGACGAGTAAATGAAACCATCTGTTCCGGACGCTCATCTACAAAGTTAAGTCTTATAAGATTAGACGCTTTCGTACTATCTTGTGCCTTAACAGCAGCATATGGAAATACGCCTTTAAAATCATCAGATTGCTCGAGCTCTCTAAAAAAGCTAATGACCTGATTGACTGTGATATGCAAAGCGCTCATTCGAGTCAAAGTACTCGCAACTTGTTGGCGCATAGCTTCAAACTGCCTGATATCTCGAGCATTTCCAACCAAATCGAGCAACTCATCTTTTGAATCAAAGGTGATAGAAAACTCACTGATGACCGAATCACGGCCTTCGTTCCACTGATGAGCCCAATATGGATCATCAGTCCAAAAGTAGTAACCTTGAGTTAACCATTGTTTAGGGCCTGAACGGCTTAAAAAAGGTACGCTTTGCCGTATCGTCTCATAACTACCACGATTAAGGCAGTTATGAAACCCTATATGAACTACCTGCACAATAATCCTCTCTTTACAGGTTGTTTGATTACCCTAAAGTGCTAGCGAATACCTGTCGTTACTTCAAGAGTAGACGAGTGTAATCAAGCAGTGGCTAACAAACAAACACTTTTTCCTATCTGTACAATCGAAGATCTTCCAGATTGTTACGCAAATGTTACAAATAATTCATAATAACACAATGTAAGGGATCACCGCTGTAAGCCACAGCGCGCGCTCGTATCCCCGCCACGCCTGCCCGCTTTATGTAGCGGTTTTCATGCAGGTGCATGACATAAGCAAAAGCCCGCCAGAACTGGCGGGCCTGCGTCAAAACGATCCTTAATCGATCATGCGATCTCATGCGGCATAGTCATGCACTCGCACGTTTCGATCAGAACAACGAAAAATTATCATCAAACTCGTTACTTCTGGCCTCAACTTTCTCGTAATGAAGGAGATAAACCACGCCATCATGCAGCGAAATTGGGAATTCAAGTTCGAGCCAGAAAAGGTCATCATAGGTGCGGCCTAACCAGTAACCGCCGCCGCATTCTTTAGGCCGCTGAAAGAATACCCACCCTCCCGGGTGATACTTTGCAAGACGTTCCCCGCGATAAACTATCTGGTAGTTGTCATCCTTCTTTCCCATAGCTAACGCCTCGTTTCACTCGTTGTTCAACCTTACCCCCATCAGAATGAATTCTTTCGGGGGCAACGTTTCAGTGTAACCAGCTGTCGTCCTCCCAGACCTGCTGCAGAATTTCCATTACACGTTCTTTATCTTCAGCCTATCTTACCCCGCTAAGCTCAATACCATTGGCACTGCCCTTGCGGATTCGGATAGCTGTTTTTGGGAAGAGGGGGCGCAAATTTCGGTAAAGTTCGGATTCAAGTGCTTCTAATAGCGCCTGGCTAATTTTCTGCTCTTTATCGATCATTATTTCAATGCGCATAAATTTTCCCCTAGCTGGTAGCGTCCATTGTGCGGCAGTATTCATGGTTGCGGATTTTCGCCATCAGCTCGTCCGTCAGCTCAGAAACCCACTGGATAGCCAGCCGCTTTTCTTCTTCGCTGCACTCACTTGCAGCTACCAGTTTTATGAAAAAATCAATGCGCTGAAGTTTCAATGACTCCAAAAGATAATCCTGCATTTTCCCTCCTATAACGGCCACTTACACAAAATAACTGTATATATATCCACTGTTTATACATACAGTATAGTACCGATTTCAAAATGTAAAACGGTTTTTAAACCTCCATAACAAAGCCCTGATATGGGTCAAAAACATGAAAATATATCTGTACCGTCAGTAATACTGACGCCATTTGTCATCTTCGCGTAGACGTTCGTTCCGGTAAAAGACTCGCAACCCACCACCTGACGGAAGGCTACCACCGCGTAAAAGCAGATTTATTTCATACTCGCTGCCATCGAACCCACGGGACTGCAGTTCATACTCAAGCTGCAGGCGCTGCTGATCCGATATGCTCTGTTTGTATTCCTTTTTCCGCTTCGGTTTAACATGTCTCAGCCTGGCGGTCAGGTCACGGCGTTCTTTCCGCCCCATGCTATGCAGGTACTCATGCAGCTCCTTGTCATTCATGGAGTGAATATCGATAACCCCCTCTCCTGTTTGGTTCAAATTTTCAACAGGGGGACAGTTATTGCCACGAGTCCAAGGGGCGCTAGCGCCCTGGTCGGCTACCGCCTCCTGAAGGTCAACGGCTTTACGAACCATTTTCCACTTCACTGCATGAGTGCAGATCCGGCCCTCAATGATCGGGGACCAGATGCCATAAATACGAACACCGTGATCGCCGTATGCGCTTGGTTCGTCGTTCAGCTCATAAGCAGTTCTGACAAGGTGATGTTTACGAGGAACCAGCACGCCGCCCTGCTTCATGATGTAAGTGGCAAAACAGCCAGCATCAGCTGCAGCCAGTACAGCATCCAGACGCGGGTTTTCCAGTACCGGCGCGCCAGCTTTCTTGTCGCCCTGTACTCTGGCAGCCTGACCGGCCAGCAGGCGCAACTCGCGGTATGCCTGACGGCCAGGGATGCCAAAGAAGCGGAATTGCTGAACACGATGCAGTGATGCCCAGGCGTTTACGTTCTCAGCGTTATCGCGGAGTGATCTGCCCGTTTCTTTGCTGATTTCCTGCGCCAGCCCGCGCCCGTCGATATTCTTGCTGATGTATTTAGCGATATAACTTGTAGGCGTGCCCTTACGTGGGTTGATAAGCTCAGACTTGAAGCGCGGCCCGGTATTGGCGCCCAGCTCCTCCCGGTCCTCACGAATGGCAAAATTACGCAGCAGCGCGGTGATGGATTTACGTTCTTTTTTTCGCATGAAGCACAGCAGGTGCCAGTGTACGGTGCCGTCATGGTGCGGTTCTGCAACGCGGACGCCATACCAGCGCAGCCCGGCTTTGTGCATTGCCTTACGGAAAGCTGCAAACATGTTTACCAGGTAATCGCTGCTCTGCCGGACCGTTGCGCTGTTCCATTTCGGGTTTGGCCTGCCGTTGTTGAGGGTTGCATGGAAGCGTGACGGGCAGGTGATGGTATAGAACACCGCGCACTCCCCGCGCATTTCTGCAATTAGTTCCAGTCCCTTAACGCAGGCCATCATTTCGTTGCGGCGGTGCGCCGGATTGCTGCTGCTGGCGTTTACCACCTCTTCCATATCCAGCGTGTCACCGTCAGCGTTAACCAGCTCATGAGATCGGAAAAACTCCAGCGATTTGCGGCGCTGTTCACGTTTGTGGATCACGGCTTCATAGCTGACATACGGGGACGCCTTTTTGTTAACCAGGCAAACAGCACGTAGCTGCTCTTCCCGCCATTCACACCGCATCTGCCACAGCTTGCGATACCACCAGTCCGCACAAAGCATACGGGCAAGTGAACCCGGAATAAGCTCATACGGGACCGGGTTACGGCGGTTCTTTTTACGGCGAAGCTGTTCAAATGCAGGTGGGATAACATCAAGGCGCATAGCTTCAGCGGCGACCCTTTCCCATGACCGGCGGATCTCTTCCGGCATAACGTCTTCATCAGTAAACAGCTCACTGCAGGCCGCATCCAGACACATGCTCATGTGCGCAGCTACCAGGGTAGACAAACGCTTAACCTGCTCCTGATTCATTTCTGGCAGAACCAGCAAGCCCTCCATTCCGTCCTGGCTCGCCATAAAACGGAAAGAGGCAGAAACCTGACTAATGCGCACTTGTTCCAGCCGTTCAAGGCACGGCCTGATGGTTTCTCGCAGATAACGGGAGTACGCCTTTGGTTTTCCCAGGCTCTGGAAATATTTAATCCTTTCGAGCAGTGGCTTGCTGATGTGCGCCGGTTGGGCGCTCACGTCAGCAATAATGACCAGATCGGGATTGAATTGCTGCTGTTCGCGGGCCATTTTGGCGCGACTGATCAGCTGGTCCTGCTCCATTTCGCGCTGAACAGGATCACGGGATTCATTGTAAAAATAGTGTTCCCAAACCTTATCGCTCAATGCCCCGCGGCGCAGCTGCTCCTGCTCGTTGTCCGCAGCGTAAAGAGCGATCAGGTTTGAAAGCTCAGAAACCGGCGCAACTTCCGCCGGGTCCAGATATGGGTTAATTGCCTCTTTAGGCACATTCCAGTTAAAAGCAGCGGCGGCATTATCTGCACCGCCGTGCTTTTTAACGTCGTGATGGCTCACGCGCGCACCTCATGCACGACGTAGAAATCAGGTCCACTCGCTAAATCAAAACCTACCCACACTTTCGGCTTAAGCACCGCAATGAGTTCGTCAGCCGCTTTCCCTTCGCCTGCAGCAACGCCAATGCTGCGTTTTGCGCTAATGCGGTGAAGGGTGAAGTTTCGATACAACGAACGAATCAGGCGGGTGTCGCTATTGGACACGATGACCGGATGGCCTTCTGATGCCCGGCATTCAAGAATAGAGGCCAAATCATACTGTTCATCATCAGCGAACCCGGCGGTGTGATAACCGCTAAATGTGCCGTCATATGGCGGATCGCAATAGACCACATCACCCGCCTGCAGCATTGCCAGTGTCTCGTCATAACTGGCGCAGATGAACGTGGCACGCACAGCCTTTTCAGCAAAGGCGCGTATTTCATCAACGGGCAAATAAGGCTTTTCATAATTACCATATGGCACATTGAAAAGGCCGCGCTTGTTATAACGGCATAAACCACGATAACAATGACGATTGAGGAAAAGGAAATAAGCTGCCTTATCAATTGGCTCCAAGGGCACAGTGTTAAAATAATGGCGGAATTTATAATAATCTTCTTCTGTGGTGAACCTTGAGAAAACACGCTCAGCCAGATTAATGAAGCCGTTAACGTCTTCTTTAATAACCTGATAAAGGTTAATCAGGTCAGGGTTAATATCCGCAACAAGATAATGAGGATAGTCTGTTGCCATCATCACAGCGCAGGAACCCGCGAAAGGTTCAACCAGTCGCGGGCCAGCAGGAAGGTGTTTAATTAATTCAGGCATGACGGCTGTTTTATTGCCTGCCCATTTCAGGATGGTGCTCATACAGCACCTCCGTTGTAATGTTTGCCTTTCAGCTCACTGATGGTCTGACAGGTAAAACAAAGATCGCAGCCCGGCACAGCGGCGCGGCGTTCTTCGGGGATAACAATCCCGCAGCCTTCGCATTCAATAGAGAAAGCCCCAGCGTTACGGCTGCGGGCATTGTGAATGTGGCGCTGGAGTTCTTCTTCAACGCGCTGCTGTACAAGGTCCATAGAATCAGCCATCAGTGGATCTCCTGCGCTTCGTTCTGAATCTTCATCGCTTCTTCACGCAGCAGTTCCGCCGCTTCCGTGTGATTGAGCTGGCGCGACACAATACGGGCAGCAATGGATTCCATGCGGGCCGCCATTACATCGGCACGGCCACGGCGTTCTTCTTTGCGCGCTTCGATCAGCATCTGGTTCAGGCCAGCATCATCTGGTCCGGTTTTAGTGGTGCGGGTTTCGATATTTCTCATATTCATTACTCCTGAATTTGGGCAAAAAAATGCCCGGCGGGTTTACGCCATTAATTTCTGTTGTGGGTTAATTCGGCATGGTTAGCCGTTTGGGAAATAAGCTCACCACTGCACGAAAATGATTCATTGCTATAACCAGCTCCCGCTTTTCGTCAGTAGTCAGATCACTAATATTGACGCCGTGACGTTCTGCCGGAATTTTTGCCATAAAGAATATGGCTGCCAGTGCCCGCTCATTTTGTTTTTGGTTTATATCGCGACGGTCACGCATATCCTTAACAAACCTTTCAAGCTCTGGCTCAATATTCAGACCAAACACATTCGCCCTTAACTCCGCTATACGGTTCAACCCTTCCAGACGTTGACCCGGGCTTAATGGAACAGTCGCCGCAGCGCCTTCAATAGCCATGGTTTCCCCTGTTTGGTAGTGGTCAGCCCTGCCAGCAGTTCGTCCTGAGAGAGGGACGGGTGCCAGCGCTTGCCATCTTTCCCGATAATCCAGCCATGTCCGCAGTGCATTGCCGGGCTTTGTTTAACTAAAAGCGATGCGAATGAGGGTTCTTTAGTCAACATGATCACCTCAGATGATGCCGAACGAAGCGCCAAGGCCCGTTACGGTGTCCATTGCGCTTGCCATCGCTGGGTTTGCCTGCAGGCGCGCCTGAATGGAAATTGCGGCCAACGCCATGAGGCGCGAAACTGAATTAATACTGGTGATAGCGTCACGGCGACCGTTAGCGGTTTTCACATCACCAGATAAAGCACCGGCAGCAACACGCCCGATCTCCGCTGTTGCACTCATTACGTAATGCGGCAACTTCTCTTTTGCTACTTCATTTAGTGGCACGCACGGCAGGCAGTGAATTTGTGCCAGGAAGCCGTCAACCAGTGTTGAGTCCTCAGTCAGATCGGTAAGCAACCAGATTTCAGGCGGCGTGAACTGATGCGGTTGGTCCGGGTTCAGCTTGTTGCGCAGCGTCTGGACGTTCATTCCCGCACGTTCCGCGAGCTTCGCCATATTGTGACGTTGAGCGAAAGCCCGGCAGGCCTCTGCGAAATGCGGATGTGTGGAAACGCGATAATCAAACATGATGGAAATCCTTTTGTATCCCAAAATGGAACTATCAGGCCTGCATTGAGACTTCACAGCCCTGGGCTGCTTCCATCGTCAAAGCGAACATGTTGATTTCGATGAGGCTGTTAACTCCGGCCTTTTTCCTGATAGGCAGGCGGTTTTCACGGATCATTTGGCGGACATAGCTGGGCTTGTAACCAGTACGGCGGCAGAACTCATCTAGGGTAATGAATGGTTCAGACACCACAAGATTGATGCTGGGGCGCATTGATAATTTACGATTCATGATGCACTATTCCTCAGTTTGAGACGTTCTCTACACTATTCGAGAGCGTTTAACACTATTCAACAACAACTCACATTGCGTAAATACTATGATCCAAAATTGGAATGGTCAACAGAAAGATTTCACGAATCGTAAGTCAATACAGTTACCGGATGGTGGTAAAGACCCAATAGAGAGGATCTGTCATGCCTACGGCTTCACCTCAAGGCAGGCTCTCTGCAGACACCTTGATGTGTCTCAAAGCACTATGGCTAATAGAGTTACGCGCGGGAACTTCCCTGCTGACTGGGTTTTGATATGCGCCATGGAAACAGGAGCATCACTGGAGTGGTTGGTTTATGGACGTGGCGAGCCACCTAAAGGGACAACCCAAAATGAAAGGGATTCAGGTATTGATGAACCCAATATTGAAGTCCAACTTCAATATGAAATCATCCAAAATGGGATTTCACATCCCCAAGGAACTATCACGCTTTCACCTAAGTTACTGCCAAGCGGGACCAAAAATCCACATCTGGTCAATGCCGATGGTGTGATCTGGATTATTGATGACTTCTCTGGGGAGCTGGTTGATGGTTTTTGGTTAATTGAAATGGATGGCGTAACCAGCATTCGCGAAATGTATCGGCTGCCGGGCGGAAAGGTCAGAGTCGAAAATGGCAAGGCGTCCTTTGAGTGCAATGCCGCTGATGTGAATGTTTTAGGTAAAGTTATCGGCAAAACAGAGTTTATGGATTGACACATGCTTATAACACTTGAGTTAGTCCTAATCATTCTTTGCGGCCCAGCCGTAGCAAAAAGTATCGGCAAAGAAAAAAGCACATGCAGTTCAATCATTGATAGCCTTATTGTTGCTGCTTTTTTTGTCGGTATATTTCTGTTGTTGAAATCCATACATATCATTACCGCGCATATTTTCACGGCGTTTGTTTTATTCGCCACTTTAGGGATCATTCTTGAAAAAAAGGAAAAACCTTACGCAGCGCCGTCTAAGCCTACAACAACAGCCGGTCCCTCACTTTCTTCGATTCCTCCAGTTCCTTCTGACTATCAATTCGTTTCATTCAGCTACATCAGCGCATCGAACGAAGAAACGTTAAGAGAAGTAGACGTGAAAGAAGTGGATGAAGTCCATATAACTGGCTATTGCCATTTACGCAGGCAGTTGCGCACATTTCGAATTGATAGGATTAAAGATCAAGAAATTGTAATCCGTGACTCTGGCGAAGTTATCAACGTGTATGACTGGATTACGCTGCTTTACCCGCTTCCAGAGGTGTAACAATGGCAGTAAGTAAATTAAGTAACGGCAAGTGGCAGGCCCAAGTTTTCCCGAACGGTAGGGACGGGCGGCGTATACGCCGCCAGTTCGCCACTAAAGGGGAAGCCCTGGCATATGAACGGCACGTTAAAGAACAATCCGAGGATAAGCCCTGGTTGGGCGAGAAAGCAGACAAGCGGCGCGTTAAGGATTTAGTAACTGCTTGGTATAACGCGCACGGTGTAACACTTGCAGATGGCGAGAAGCGAAAAAGCGCCATGGAGTTTGCCTGCCTCGCCATGGGTGATCCGCTCGCTACTGAATTTAACGCAAAGCTTTTCTCTAATTACCGCGAACAGCGGTTAAGCGGAAAAATAACGCGCTCTGACCGAGTGAAGACCGTAACCCCTCGAACAGTAAACCTTGAGCTGGCTTATTTCCGGGCTATGTTCAACGAGCTGAAACGACTTGATGACTGGACCGCGCCCAACCCTCTTGAAAACGTCAGAGAGTTTAAAATTGCTGAGGTGGAGCTGGCCTGGCTGACGGTTGAAGAGGCAACACGTTTGCTTGAGGAATGCGAGAAAAGCAAAGCGGAAGATTTAACCACCATCGTTAAGATTTGCCTGGCGACCGGCGCGCGGTGGGGAGAAGCTGAGAATTTAACGGGTAAACAGATCAGCCCGGGCAAGATCACTTTCATTAAAACGAAAGGTAAGAAGAACCGCGCAGTACCAATCAGTGATAAACTGTATGAGATTCTCCCCAAATTAAGAACATCAAAACCAGTATTTACTAAATGTTATTCTGCATTTCGAGGTGCCATTGAACGCGCTGGTATCGACCTACCAGACGGACAACTTTCGCATGTTTTAAGGCATACATTCGCCAGCCATTTTATGATGAGAGGTGGTAACATTTTGGTGTTACAGCGAATATTAGGACA